CCCGGCCACGCCGAGATATTCCGGCCACTGGCCAGCGAGACGCTTAATCAGTTTCATGCGTCCCCCTTCAGAGGATGAGAAGGCCGCGTTCGATGTAAACGGACGGCGGAACCGCGACATGCGTAGCCGCCACACTTCGGGCCATCGTCAGGGAGACCATGCCGTCAATCCTCCCTCTCGACTTCGCCTTGGTGAGTTTGCGGTTTCCCGCCGGGTCGCTCTGCACAACAGCATTAGCCGCGCACATGGTCAGAACCGGATGGCCCGCATGGGCGATCCGCTCGTTCAAAAGGTCGCCTTCAAGATCACGCAGCGCCGGGCTCATGGACTGAAAGCCCTGCCCAAACTCCACGAACCGCTCCAGCTCCTCCTCAGAGAAGCCCGCCTTGGCCAGCCACGGCTTCAGGTGACGCCAGCCCCAACGGTCGAACGCAATCGCGCGAACGTCGTACTCGTCGAACACCTCGCGCAGCCGGGCAGCGATGAACTCGTATTCGATGGACCGGCCCGGCGTCGTCTCCAGGTGGCCCGCCTTTGCCCAAACGTCGTATTCGACGCGATCCTTTGCGGCGCGCTCCCGAAGCCCCTCGCCCGGTAGCCAGAACGTCGGCTTGACATCCCAGCTTCCATCATCGTTCGGCGCCATCAGAACCAGCGCCGTAAGGTCGTTGCATTCCGACAGGTCAAGCCCGCCGTACACGGGGCGATCCTTGAAGCTACCGATGGGCCTCGCGCCCGCAAACCAAACCGCTTTGCTGACAAACGGATTGTTCATCTCAACCCGCTGGTTGAGACAGAGAACGCGGAACATGGACTCCGATGCAGGCATACGAGACGCGGCCGCCGCCTGCTCTTCCAGATCGGCTCGACTGCGGAACAGATCGAGCGCCGGGTTCGACGCCCTCCATCCCTCTTCATCCATCAGATCGCAGCCATCGGGCGCAGAATAGACGTGGCTCACAATGCGCGGGTCGCCACTTTTCTTGGCATCATCCAGCCACACCGAGAACAGGTCCGCGTCGTTGGGAGCCTGTGTGGAAATGGCGATAAGAAGCGGGCTTTCGTGCGCGCCCTGAGCGGTGGTGATGGCGTCCACAAAATCAGACGTCGGGCCGCGAACCTGGCCGACTTCATCCAGAATTGCCAAGACCGGCGAAAGCCCGTGAGCCGTCGCGCCATCCGCAGCAAGCGCGCGGTACTCGACGTTTTTTGCTAGTCCGATCAGCCTCTTACCGGACGGGATGATGCGAACAATCTGCCGAAGCTCCGGCGAAAGTTGGATCATCTTCTGTGCAGCGTTGAAGACGAGCGCCGCTTGGTCGCGAGACATCGCGCCCGACACAATCTGACTGTTCTGACGAGCCTCAGGCCCAGCGATGTGCGCCAGCAAAAGGCAGGCCAGAAGAACCGTCTTGCCGTTCTTGCGAGAGATCGAAAGGTAGGCTCGCCGGGTTCCCGCCGGATTGTCGTAAACTTCGTGGATAAAGCGCCTTTGAAACTCGACGAGCTGGACCGGTTGGCCGACCTTCGAGCCCTCCGGGGCTCGGCAGTATCGCTCGATGAACGCGATTACCCTGTCGCCGCGCGTCATATGTCGAAACCGGCCGCCCTCATCATCGGGATTGTGACCTTCCTGAAGTCGCATCCGTGCGCGTCTGCATACGCCTTCTTGGCCCGCCCGACCGCCGCCATTCGGTCCTTGGAGGCCGCCGAGTGAGCGCGCCCCCGAAACCTTGATGCGTTCGCCAGCTTGGCGGCGCACTTCGCGGCGTGTTCCGGCGACAACTTTCGGCCCAATCGCGCGGCGCTGTTTCGGGCGTTCTGCTCAGACGTCCGCTTCTTGCCTCGATTTGCGGCCGCCACCTTTGCTATAGTCTCGGGCGCCATCTTCCGCCCGGTTCGGTACGCGCTCATCTTGGCGCAAGTTTCTGCCGAAAGGCGTTTGCCGCGCCGTGAGGCCGCGATCTTTTCACGGTGCTCATCGGTGAACACCCGCCCCTTCAGAGCGGCGCTGACTCGCGCCCGTGCCCCTGGACTGGCCATCGGGTTCAGACCGGACGCCAGCCTGGCCTTGAGCTTCTCAAGCGCGACCGGCGAACACGGCTTGCCGTACATCGGATGCGCAGCGCCTTTGAAAACACCCTTCATGCGGCGCGAGTGCTCGACGGCAAACATGCGCTTGGCGACCTCGTAATGCCGACGCGCGCGGGTCGCATAAGAGTGATCCGCAGCGCGACCGCCGATGGCCAACCCCTCGACCATCGCGTTGAGGGCGTACCACATCGAGCCGCCGAGGTGCTTCGCCAACAAAAGATGGGCGAAGAAGTGGTCTCCGGCGGTCAGCCGGACAATGTTTTCAGGGTCATCCGACCCACCTAGCGCCCTCGGCACAATGTGGTGTCGCTCGACGTATCCGGTCAGGCCGCCCTCGCGCGCCTTGCGGTCGGCGATGAACTCGCCGTAAATTCTGCCGTAGTCCATAGAGCGCCTCGCCGCGTTCGTGGATTAGAGACCCGCGAAGCGTTGGCGCGCTTTGCGGGTCTCGATGATTCTAGTTGATCGCCTCAGGCCGGGCCAGCAGATCATCGTCCAGATCGGCCTCAATCGCCTTTGACATCCCGGCCCTTTTCGACACATCCCGCGCCTCGCCCTTTTGCGCGCGCGCGTGAAGGGACAGCGAGCGGCGAAGCGAGAGAATGGAACCGGTGTGCATCTGCACGGCCTGCCGACGCGGGTTGGTGACCGGCGTTCCGCGCTCCGAACTCATGACGGAGCCCTCGGTTCGTAGCTCGTATTGCTCGCGCTCCAGGTCAGCCATGGTCCTTGCCAGCAATGCCGCCAACTCAAGCTGGTGGGCAGACCACTCCGCGCGGGCAAATTCCCCGATGACCGACTGCCAGTAAGGCATGTCTCCGGCATCCATGCGGATATGCGCCGGCGGCAGAATTTCCCGAATAGCGCCCGCCATGATCTTGACCGCCGCAGTGGAGCTATCGACGCGCTGGCGTCGGGTCATAGGCAAATCCTGTGTTAGCAAACAAGCGCAGGTACCACGCCGGTTTCCGTTTGCGAAGCGGGGAAGATTTCGGGCCGCCCCCCGTGGGACCACTCACCCGAACAGCCTCATCTGCTGCCCAATGTCCCTGTCTGCCTTTGCCCCATTGCATGATCGGCAGAGCAGTTGTGTGTTTCGGTAGCTATGCTCTCCGCCCCTTGCGAGCGCGGTTATGTGGTCTAGCTCCGGCGCCAGTCGGTGCGCTGTTCCTTTGTATCGCCTTGGGGTCGGGACGCGGCACTGTTGGCAGCGCCAGCCATCCCTATCGAACACCTTTAGCGGATCAACGCTTTCGACCTTGGCTAACCTAAGCCTAGCCCTTTCACGCTTGCGGGCAGTGCGCTTCACCGAACGCTTTCCGCACTCGTCAGAGCAGAACCGACCTCTGGTCTTGCCGTATTCGGTCACACATGACTCGCCGCACTCAGCACACGAGAACACTCGCGGAATGTAGCGAGCGCGCTCTTTGTCTATGCGGGCGGCCTCAGCACGACTAAGTGCGCACCTGGCGGAACAAACCAATCGGCCTGACCGCGCGAGTATCACACCGCCACACTCAGCGCATTGCCCGAAAGCGACGGGTGAGAATGGCGGATTAGCCTCTTTGGCGGCGGCCACTCTGGCAATCGCCGCGCATTTCCGAGAACAGTACTTCAGGCGGTCGGTGCGCTTGGGCGAGAAGGCCTCGCCACATTGCGCGCAGGTGTAATGCCGGTCTAAAATCCGGTCAGCCATATCGAACCTCGCACGTTCGTTTTGGTTAGGCCCGGCACTGGTGTTAGCGCACCGTGTCGGGCCGATCTGTTTTACCGCTCAGCTTGCCGATCCTCAACACTTATGCGCGTATGCACGCTCGCGGTTGAGGAGAAGCGGATGCGGTCTGTTGTCGTCGTTGGCCTGTCTTGTCTTGCCCTGTCGGGGTGCATGACTGGCGTTAGTCGGGTCAGTTCGTATCCGTCTCAGGCCGGGCCTGACGTTGTTATGGTCGATGTGCCTGGTGGACGCTTCAAGGTGATACGCCACCGGGTTGACTCGTCACTCTTGATCGTTCCGCCTGCGTCCCGGTCACTCTCTGCCGCGCTTAAGTCTGACGCGTCGCTGGGCGGTCTCGACTACAGCATGGAGAAGGGGGAACAGGAGGAGATGATGACCGTTGCCCGGATGTGGGCCGATCCCAAGGGATGCACGGTC